ACCAAGGTTCACCGTGTTCATTTGAGGAATGCTTGAGGAAAGTTGCTTGTTGTATGTGCTCCCACACATCGACAGTGACGATGTAACCAGCCAAACTCGCCAAATGAATGGTAAGGGCTTTGACATCTTCAACGGTCTCACACTGATCATATAAATTTCTATGGTCCGCAATAGACTTAAAAATTGTAAGACAGCCGAGACAATTCAATATTGTAGTGATTGTCGATCCTGAATATAAAACCGGTTGTTCAGGGACCAAAGTCACCTTCTTCCAGGGGTTTGTAGGACAAACAATATTAAGTGGGAGTTGACACTGAGCTATAACTGCCTCGACCGCTTCATAAACGCGACCTTTGGGCATGACACTTAAAAACGCGTCAAAAAGCTCAGGACCATGTGATGTATCACAAGAGTTGATATCCATCTCCAACCAGAGAGTTATTCCTTTCCATGTAAGGGACATGAAGGAATCGTCCGAGTGATACCAGAATTGTAACCAAACCGATGGCTCCAACGCTGACTCGAAAACTGTTTGCAATTTGTCAAGGGATGCTTCCTTGATAAAAGTTGCTTCCGCTCCCGCGTATCTATACGGGAAGTTAGATAATTTCTCTTTAATTACAGAGATCACCCAACCGGCAACAAGTGATGACGACACACTAAGATCAACAACTTGGCGGGGAATTTTGTTAATTTTTGCCCATTCCTGGGTTTTCACGCTCCCCAGCGCTTTCTTAACAAGGTGGTAGTCGAACAAAAGTCCGTTTTGTTCCTTGTCAATCTGTGCTGCGGTCCTTAAAGCGCGTTTGGGGTGAGAAGCAAATGCGTACTCTCTTTCCTTGTAATCAATGTCAGTGTCGAAATCGGCACAGTCAAAAATATCACGTAGAAATACAAGAGTATGGTCAAACGAACCTCGTAAAAAGGCTGCCTGACTAGCGTAAAGATCCTCGTTTTGCGTAGGGTGAGTTGGGTTTCTTCTATTGGTTAATCTGGTGCAAGCTGCAGACGTGCAGTTCGCGGATTTTCCATACTCTATGAACTGGTGGTAAAAACCGAAGAATACGGTTCGATAACTTGTAGGTTCATAGGAAGATTCTTCAAAGTCGATGCGCCCATCTTCCTTGAAGAACTTGGATTTCTTTCGTCGAAACCGAGAGTTGTCAACATAAAGTATCGTCTCCGAGAAATCCGAGGGGTAAACACGAAATATACCAGTGTGATGCAGCCCTAGGGCATCACACTGTGGGAATTGCTATGCCTTCCCCACTAAAAGTGGGGTTGACTTAGCAGTGTTGCCCAGGCAATAAGTTGCTTTCCTCATTGCGATTTCATTACGTTGAACGAAATAACAACAAGTTGACATTAAAACATCTGTATCGCTATCCTTAAACTCTCTAGAAACCTTATTATACAAACTAGAGATGCTAGGTAAACTAGGGCTAATCCCGCTCTTAGTCTCCATGAGTGCAGCCAAAACTTCCAAGTAAACTGCCTCAGTGCGATAATGAGTGAATCCTAACGAATCCAACATACACAAATTGACAGGTTTAAAACCAGGATAAAATTTTTCTACAATCTCGTGGAACCAATGGTAATCCCTCAACCTAGATATTGGAATATAATCTTGGTTAGTTTTCACCAATTCAGTACCAGTGGTCGCGACTTCAGTTAGTATATCCATAACCGTGTATGGCAATGGGTTAACATATGGATTCGGCGAAAAGTGATATTTCTTGAGATACAAGAGAGCATAAAATAACAGATAGGTACTAAAAAATATAGCAACAGTCTCAATAAAATACTCGATAACCACTATGGCACTGACAGCAATAAAGCCGGCTGGGTAAGAGCTGGTCCACTTCCATCTGCACAAAATGCAGAAAAACCACAACCACTTGACATAATTCGATACCGGTGGGAGCCGGCAAAACATAGTCTTAGTCGCCAGGGTCAACTTATAAGTTTTCTTCACAAGTGGAGATAACTCGGATGTGTTGTGGGCGATATTGTGGAGCTTTTTACGTGTTAAAGTCTCATCCCTACGAACAAATGACTTGCTAACAACACAATCAGTGATTGCTGTATGTTGTGAAGCGAAAACATTAATCGGTGGAGCACTTTCAGGTGATAATGAACCCTCGTGGGTGGGTGTTTCGGGGGTGGAGGACTCCCCTGTGGATTTTGTTTCAGATCCACTATGCTGTGCATTACCGTC